GTTTAGAATGGATAAAAAAACATTTTCAATTTATAGACAATACAAAGCTGTACACTTACAAAGAGCTTTTAGAAGAGGCAGCTAAACACCGAATAGTATTTAAATACGACGGTTTTCTTATAGATCCATACAACAGTTTGGCAAAAGACAAAGAAATGCTAAACGGTTTGGGCGTACACGAGTACGACTACGAGGCAACGACAGACATACGACTATTTTGTAAAAAACATAAAGTAACAGTATGGCTATGTACGCATGCAAACACCGAGGCAATACGACAAGTATATAGAGACGGCATATACCAAGGCTACCCAAAAGTACCAGAAAGTAGCTCTATTGAGGGCGGTGGAAAATTCGTCAACCGCTCTGACTTTTTTGCAGTATGTCATCGTTTTATCCAGCACCCTGTCGAGTTTATGTTTAGCCAGCTGCATATAAAAAAAGTAAAAAGCATTTCGTCTGGTGGGCGTTGCACTAGCCTAGACGCGCCTATAGTTTTTAAAGCAATTACCAACAATGTAGGGTACGCTATCAACAACGAAAGCCTGGTAAAAAAACTTAAACTAGAGCGCGCACCTTTTTAAACCCTAGTATTTTGTTGTACCTTTTGGTGCATATATGAAATGCGTACTTACAGAAATATACAAAAGCCATAAAATTTGGCTAGAAATTGTAAAAAGTTTTAGTGTTAATGCAGACACCGCGCAAGACGTAGTTTCCGAAATGTACGTAAACGTACAGAAACACGTACAGGAAAAAGGCGCGGACATATACTACAATGGCAGCGAAATAAATTACTATTTTATATATATATGCTTACGCAACCTAGTTTATGACTTAAAGCGTAAGGAAAAAAAAGTCAAGTATTTACAAATTGACGAGCGTCTAGACTTAGAGCAAGACGATGACTATATAGAAGAGCCAGACGCTTACGAAAAATTAAAGTCAATTTTACAATGGTACGAAAAACCAGAGTATTTAGATATGCTAGAAAACGAAACCTATTTGCAAGACTTTAATAGAGACAAAATGCACCTTTACTATTTACGTAGAATTTTTAAAGAGGTATATATAGACGGCAAAAAATTAGCAAAATTTAGCCGCGAAACAAAAATAACCTACTGGAGTTTACGCAATACATTAAAGACTATTAAAAGACAAATAAAAAATGAGTATAAAAATAGGCACAATACTAGAAACGATATTTAAATATACTGGCGTCAAATGGCTAGTAAAAAAAATAGTAATTGACTGGCTAGGCTACCAGAGCTGTGGTTGCGAAAACCGAAGAGACAAACTAGACAATTTAACATTTAGACGTAATGACTGAAAAAGACTACAAATACTGGACTGAATTTAGAAAAAATAAGTCTAGTAAAATAAGCGGCGAAGAGTTTAAAACAATAGCTGAAATGCACGCCAGGCTAAAAGGGCATGCGTACTACCTACCCTGTACATGCAACCCAAAAGGAGTACAGCGTTTTATTGACGACCTAAACAAACTATATAATGAGCATAGAAATAACGCATAATTTAGAAAAAGCGGTAGTCGCTATATTAAACTTTGACGACTGGCAGTTAACCTGGACTGGCGAAACTAATAGCTTATACGATGCCGAGGGTTTGACACCAGAAAAAAACGGCAAGCGTACACGTTGCGTTATAGAAATGAAGTTTCGTAAAAAATACTACGAAAAAAAGCTAATAGAAAAAAGTAAGTACGACGAGCTTATGGCTCTAGACGATGACATAATTAAGCTGTACTTTGTCAATGATCCAAAAGGGAATTATTTATTTTGGCTTAATGGAATAAATATGCCAGAGCCAGAAATTCGAGACATACGTAAAACTACACTTTGGAATAACGGACACGCCGAAAAAGAAATATACTTATTGCCAGAGAGTAAGGCTAGTATTGTAAACGTAAACCAGCCAGAGCGACCAGAAAAAAGTATTTGGGACGAGTATTTTAAAAGACGTCAAAAATAATTTTTAACATTTATAGTTACATATTAACATTTTTTTTTGTTAACTTGTGGCTATGAAAAACAATATAATAGAAGAGTTAAACAACAATGTCCTAGACGTCGAGGAAATGGCGTACTATGGCGAGTTTGAGCTAGCTAGCAATTTGTTATTAAGCTGGAAACAAAAAGCCGAAGAGGCGCAAAGTATCAAAACAATTAACGAGCTACAGGCATGTACAAACGCGCTAGCACGCATCGGCATATATGTAAACCAAATGCAAGCTAGACAGCGCGAATTTAACGTACAGCTAGGTAGGTTTCGACGCGCAAAGCTAGAGGCAGACGCAAAGGCTGAAAAAGCTATAAAGGAATTAGAAGACTATAAAATAGAATTATGACAGAAAAACTAGAAAAAGAGCTGCGCCAAATACAATACAATTTAAAGTTTACTAAATTTGAGGGTACTGTAGGCGAAAAATTAAAAGAGGCATTTATAAAACGCGAGCGAGACTTAATAAATATAATAAAATACCTATGAAAAATTATAAAGTAGAATACTGGTACTTAGCCTATGGCGGCGAAGACATAGAGGGTTACGAGTTTGACATCGCTAACGTAGACGCTATAAGTCCTAAACAGGCTATAGAAAAAGCAAAACTAGTAGCACCGTTTAACGCGAAAAAATTTACTATAATAAACCAATAAAATGACAGACCAAATTACACTACTAGACGGAAATGTCTACGGAAAAAAACAGCTACTAGCCAAAATGCAAGACGACAGCTTTTATTATGGCGAGCTGTCAAAACTAGCTTTAAGTAGCTCTAGCCTAAAATTATTACTTGACAGTCCAAAGACGTATTACTATGTCAATAAGTACGGACAAAACGAGGCTACAGCCGCGCTACGTAGCGGACACCTTTTTCATTTAGCAATACTAGAGCCAGAAAAATACGAGCAAATAAAATTCGTTGAAGTCCAAAGTCGAAACGCAAAAGCATTTAAAGAGGCAGCTGCCGAGTATGGCGAAGTCTTTACAGCAAAAGAGCGCGACGACAACAACAGACTTATAGATGCGTTTTTTAAAAACCCAAAAGCTATAGAGTTAATAAGCGACTGTAAAACCGAAGTGCCAGCCATAGGGAACGTGCTAGGTACTGGCTACCCATTTAGAGGCAAGGCAGACGTACTAAAAAATAGCGGCGGCATAGTAGACATAAAAACAACGCAAGACGTACAGAATTTTGACAAGTCCGCTTTTAAGTACAAATACCATTTACAGGCAGCAATTTATATAGACTTATTTAGCACGCCAGAAAAACCGCTAACGCATGAAGACTTTACGTTTCTTTGCATTTCTAAAAACACGCTAGACATAGGCGTATGGAAATGTAGCGAGGCATTTATTGAATATGGACGCCAGGAATTACGCAAAGGCATAGACTTATATAATACTTACATACGCGAAGACTTTGACATAAACGACTATACAATACAAGGTACGTTATAATGGAGTACAGCAACAGTTTTGAGTACGATCTAAAAGTAGGTCAAGTCAAAGAGCGCGAGCTAGCCGACATACTAGAAAATAAAACCGTAGAGGTTAAAAAATGTACGGACGCTTTTAGTAGTATTTTTATTGAATACGAAAGCCGAGGCAAACCGTCTGGCATAAGCACCAGCAAAGCCGACTACTATTGCATAGTTTTAAATAAGTCTTTTGTAATTATAGAAACCGAAAAACTTAAAAAATTATGTACGCCGTATTTTAAGACAAAGCGAGACATACTGGGCGGCGACAACAATACGTCCAAAGGCATAAAATTACCAATAAGAGACATATATTTATGAGACAAAAAAAACTAACACAACAACAACGCATCGAAACCCTAGAGCGAGTAGTCGCAAAACTATATATTGAAATACAAACTAACAGTAAACTAATAAAAAAACTAACGCATGATGAGCCAGCACAAAAAAATAGCAGACCTAGTAATTGAATACACAGGCGAAAACATATACAGCAAACGTAGAACGCAACCAATAGTAGACGCCAGGGCGTTGTTTGAATACATAATGCGCGAAGAGTACAAAGTAACATACGCGAGCCTAAGTGAACATTACCGCAAAAACGGCAAAAAACGAAAGCATGACGTAATGATATATAGCGTAAGAAACTTTGAAAACGAAATTCGACATAGACGTAAAGACTTAAACGAATACTACAAAAATATACTACAGACTGAAATAACCGTTAAGCAGTACCAAAACGCATATAACTTAATAAACCAAATAAAAAGCCAAAAACAAATACGTAAATTTCGTAAGTATATGACCGACATATTACAAGAGCCAGCCAAAGTTTAAAAAAACTACGTTATATAGATATGGTACGAGACACAAAAGACAGTAAAAAAAAGATGCTAGAGGCTCTAGAGTACAACCTAGGCATCGTTTCTACGTCTTGCGCGGTCGCTGGCGTAAGTAGGGCTACGCATTACCGCTGGATCAATGAAGACGAAGAGTACAAAGCATACGTACAAGACATACACGAAAGCGCAATAGACTTTGTCGAAAGTAAATTGTACGAAAAAATAAAGGACAAAGACACCGCCAGCATTATTTTCTATTTGAAGAGTAAGGCGAAACATCGAGGCTATGTAGAACGCCAACAGCTAGAGGTGCAAGACACAAAAGAGTTTACAGTTAAAGTAATTGAATAATGGCAGACATAACAAAATGCAAGGGTACAGGCTGCATAGTAAAAGACAGCTGTTATAGGTTTACAGCACCAGACGGCGAAAGGCAGTCGTATTTTACAGAGCCGCCGCTAAAAGCAAGCCAACAGCATGACGGCATGACTTGCGAGTACTACTGGAAAAACGAGGCATAAATTGCAAATAGAAACAAACGTAGTCTGGAAACACCTAGAGCATACAGACAAAAAAATTGTCATAATGCAAGGGGGTACGCGCTCTGGCAAAACTTACAATACTTTGCTATGGCTTATATTTTCCTATTGCCAAAAGTATACAGGCAAGACTATAACCATTTTTCGAGCAACCTACCCAGCTTTACGCGCAACCGTAATGCGAGACTTTTTCGACATACTCAATAAGTACGACTTATACAACGAGGCAAACCATAACAAAAGCAATAGCGAGTACAGGCTAAACGGCAACCTATTCGAGTTTGTTAGCATAGACCAAGCCAGCAGACTAAAAGGTCGAAAGCGAAACCTAGCATTTTTAAACGAGGCAAACGAATTTAGCTACAGCTCATATAGTCAAGTTTTATTTAGGACTGTAGGGACAGAGGGCGCGCCGTCCATAATTTTAGACTACAACCCAAGCGACGAGTACAGCTACATATACACCAAAATAAAAACACGCGACGACGCGGCGTTTCATATAACTACATACAAAGACAACAAATTTCTAGAGCAAAGCCTAGTAGATGAAATAGAACGTCTAAAAGAAACAGACGAGGACTACTGGCGCGTATACGGTCTAGGGCAAGTAGGACGCAACCGAGCAACCGTTTTCAAGTTTAGCGAATGTCAAGAAATACCAGAGCGAGCCAAACTAATTGCTAGAGGCTTAGACTGGGGGTTTGTGAATGATCCGAGCTGCCAAGTGGCAACCTACCTACTCGACAATAATTTATATATAGACGAAGAGTTTTACCAGTACGGCATGACAAACCGCGACATACATAACAAACTACTAGAGCTAGGCATAAAACGAAACGACGAAATTTTTGCAGACAACAGCGAGCCTAAAAGTATTGACGAGTTACACCGCTACGGCTGGAATTGCAAGCCTTCAACAAAAGGTAAAGACAGTATCTTAATGGGCATCGACTTAATGAAGAGGTATAACATTTTTGTTACAAGCCGAAGTACAAACACTATCCAGGAATTTAGAAACTACAAATGGCTCGAAGACAAAAACGGCACGCTACTAAATAAGCCAGAGCCGAAAAACGACCATAGCATTGACGCGGTGCGCTATAGTATATTTACAAAGCTGTCAAGACCGAATGTTGCGAGGTACGCAATAAGATAGTTTTATAAACATTTGGTGGATAACTTTTTTTGTTGTATATTTGTAATGTCGCGAGTAAGTAGACACGCTCTTTAACATTTTAACTAGCAATTTTTAGCAGAAACTAAAAGTAAATACGCCAGCTACATTTTAAACATAATATAAACGTCCTATGTATATGTAAACCTGGTTTCAATTAATAGGTATTGAAGTAGGCTTTCGAGCCAGCCTGGACAGGCAAAAGTAGGGAAATGACCTAGCTAGTGTTAAAAGCAAACAGTAAAACTGAAAGCCGTAGCTAGCCGACAGGAAACGAAAAATAGCCGTCCAGCCTAAGCCAAACAGGCGCACCGACGTAAAACAAAAAAAATATGTTTGGTTAACTAAAATTCGATATAATGAAAAATTACGACTACACAAAATTAATTAAAGACGCAACGTTTGAAGTTAATTATTACCAAGAGCAATACGACAAAGCCGAAAGCAATTTGTTTAGAGCAAGGCTAGCGTTAGAGGCTCTACAAATTAGACAAGCCGATCAAGCCGAGCCAGTCTTAGAGACAAGCTAAAAATATCTAGCTAGAAAAAAACCAGGTTGTTAGTGCCTAAGGGGGTTAACCGCTAACGTAAAAAAACAAAAGAGTTTAGTTTCCTGGTAGCTAAACACCTAAAAATGGGACAACGGAAATATACCATTTAAAATATAGTTTTTCCTATCCAGTAAGATGCTGGCGTTTGAGAGAACAAACAGTCGTACAAACACGCTAGGGCAGCTTAACGGCTGCCTTTTTTTTTATACGCTCAATTCTATTAAATTTACGTTATATATAAAACACTAGACAATGAAACTAGACATAAGAGTACCTACGTCGTTGAACGACATACCCCTATACCAATACCAGCAATTCATTAAAGCCTTTGAAAACAGCGAAGAGCTTACGGACGAGTATGCTGGTTTAAAAATGCTAGAAATTTTTTGCGGCTTAAAAACCGATGAAAGTTTAAAAGTAAAAGTCGCTGACATTAAAAAAATAACAGACAAGCTGAATAAGGCTCTGTCGGAAAAACCCCTACTTATTACTAGGTTTAAGCTAGGCAAAACGGAATTTGGTTTCGTACCCCAGCTTGACGAGTTAACCTTTGGCGAGTTTGTAGACATTGAAAATAATGTAGGCGACTGGGAAACTATGCACAAAGCTATGGCGGTTTTATATAGGCCAGTAGTACAGCGCGTAGGTAAAAAATACGAAATTGAAGAGTACCGAGGCGACAGCTGGCACGATGCTATGTTAAACATGCCAGCCAGCGTTGCAATTTCCGCTATCAATTTTTTTTTTCATTTAGAAAACGACTTATTGAAAGCTACGCTAGCCTATTCGGATCTAGCGGAAACACCAGTACAACAGGACAAGCAGACAACTTTAACAAACAATGGGGGTGGTATCATAGCTTTATGAGACTAGCCGACAACAAATTTTTAGACCTAGAGGTTGTTGCGGAAAAAAACGTACATAATTGTTTAACATATTTGACATACGTAAAGCAAAAAGACGAGGTACAAGACAATTATATAAAAAGTAAATTTAAAAGTTAATGGCAAACAGCGGCGCACGAGCATTTTATTTAATGCTAGACACAATTAAAGACACCTTACTAGAAGACAAAAACTGTAATACGGTTACGTATGGCGACCTATCGGACGTAGACCTAAGTAAACAGACTATTTTTCCGTTGTCGCATATTATAGTAAACCAGGCTACAAACGATAGCCAGACTATGAGTTTTAATGTTACTGTTTTGTGTATGGACGTAGTAAACGTAGACAAAGAAGAGGCAAAAAATGTTTTTGAAAAACATACTTACGAGCATTACGTATTGAATACGCAACTAGCTGTAGGCAATAGGCTGTACCAGCTTTTACATAATGGGCAAGTAAGACTTGACGGTTACCAAGTAGACGGCGACGCAAATTGCGAGCCATTTGTAGAGCGTTTCGGAAACCAACTAGCTGGCTGGGCAATTACTTTTGACATAATGGTTAAAAACGACTTATTTATATGCCAAAGCTAAAAAACGTAATTAAGGAAATGAACGCCTTAGGCGTCAATACAATTTCTAGAGCCAAAGCTAATTTAGAAAAAAGCAACAGCTCTGGTGCATTGTCGCAAAGTCTTACATACGAAATAAACGAAACAAACCCAGACAACCCAGTTTTAGAGTTTTACGGTTTGGACTATGGCAAGTTTGTAGACCAAGGCGTACAAGGTAATGATCCGCAAGCGCAACCGCCAGGCGCATTGTCTAGGTACAATAAAGCACCAGGCAGTCCGTACCAGTTTGGTACAGGCACAGGCGGCGGCAGCTTACGAAGTGCTATTGACAAATGGGTAGTACAAAAAGGCATACCAGCCGCGCGAGACGAAAAAGGTAGGTTTATAAAACGTAAGTCTTTGGTTTACTTAATGACGCGTAGTATATGGAATACTGGTATAAAACCGACTTACTTTTTTGAAGACGCGCAAGAGCAAACTAGTCGAGGCATACAACGAAAATTTGCCAAGGCATACGCCAAAGACATAGAAGACCAAATAAAAGAAGAGAAAAAGAAAAAACGACGTAAACGTAAATAATGGCTGACAAAAGATATTTAAGAAGTACAATAAATTTATACGCAAATATAGGTACGGCGACACCAATACAAGAGGGTTACGCTTTACTTCAATTATATATAAACGGATCAACAACGCCTTTATATGTAGTAAGAAAAAATGCGGTTGAGCAACCGAGCGGCAGCATTGAAATATACGAGGCTAGGTTTGAGGTCGGCGAGCTTTTTTCCGACTACTTAGACATCGAGTTTAGCGGCAGTTATACAAACCAGTCTTTACAATGCGAGGCTATAATTTCATTTTTTGACAACAACGACGTTGAGTACTTGCCAGCTAGAGCTACATTTAATTTTTACGGCGTTGACGGTTATACTCTTTTTACCCAAGGCGAAGTTATAGAAACAGGCACACCGCCAGCAATTACAACGCGTACTTTATACGTACCAGAAAATACAGCTGGCTACGTACCGACTTTTTCGGCAACTGGTTTTACATATAATACATTTAGCGCAACCGCTACAACCAAAACCGTAAACGGCGTAGTATGGGACATTGTTAGGGTATGCGAGCCTAGGTTTACACCCTACAAAATTACGTTTGTAAATAAGTACGGCGCATTACAAGACGTATACTTTACTTTAATGCGTAAAGATAGCATACAAACAAAACACGAAACGTTTAAAAGAAACATCGTAAACAATACTGGCGGCTACAGCATTAACCAGCATCAAACTAAAACATTTAATTTTCAAGGCAACGACAGCTTTACATTAAACACGCCTTTTGTAAACGAAGAGTTTAACGAGACCTTAGAAGAGTTAATGCTAAGTAAAAAAATTTGGATAACAGAAAATAGTCAAGTTTTGCCTATAGTTTGTACAACAAAGTCGCTAGAAAAAAAGACTTTAAATAATGACAAATTAGTCCAATACCAAATAGGTTTTAAATACGCGTTTGACACTATAAACAAAGTACGGTAATGTTAGAAATGCAGCTTTACATAAAAAGTCAAAGAGTAGACCTTTTTAAAGACGAAAGCGTAACGCTTACAGACAGCATACAAAATGTTAGAGACATTGAAAAAATTTTTACTTCATTTAGCCAGTCTTTTAGCTTGCCAGCGAGCAAAACAAACAATAAGATATTTAAGCATTACTACAATTTTAACATAGAGCAAAACTTTGCGTTTGACGCAAGAGTAAAAACACCAGCTAACATTGAATTAAATACTTTACCATTTCGTAGAGGTTACATAAAATTAGAGGGTGTAGACTTAAAGGACAATGTGCCTTATTTATATAGAGTTACTTTTTTTGGCGAAATTGTAAAACTTAAAGACGCTATCGGCGAGAGTAAATTATCGGACTTACAGGGTTTAGGTACAACCAACTACAGCTCTTTAAACGTAATTACGATGCTACGCCGCGATCCAGAGCTAGGGTATGACACAGTCGTACCGCTTATAACGCATACGCAAAGACTATATTACGATAGTGTTTCGCATAACCCAGACGACGGCAACCTTTACTGGCATACTGGCAGCGGCACTCATTTACACGGCGTAAAATGGAATGAGTTAAAACCAGCTATGCGCGTTAATAAAATTATAGAGGCTATAGAGCAGACGTTTCCGCAAATAGAATTTACAAACGACTTTTTTAAAAACGAATTTAACGGAAAATTCAATAAACTATTTATGTGGATAAGCCGTAAGTCTGGCGCGGTTGAAAATTTAAACGACGACTTTGCAACGTCGACACCTATTGAGTTTCCTAGTAGCCAGTCGTCATTGGGCGTTTTTGGCTCGCAATACACGTCTATATATATGAATTTTGGTTTTGACTGGAATTACGTTACTTTATGGCGTTACTCTATTGTGCCAACTAGTAACGATCCATATATAGCCGAGGTTTACTCTGTTTTCGGCGAGCTAGTATACCAAAGCTCAGTAACAACTGGTACTTTAATAATAAATAAAAGCGACTTAAATATAACGTCTTTTGACTATATAGAGCTTAATTTGTATATAAGGACATCGCAAGCAATTACATTTTCGCAAATAAGGTGGGAGGGTACTTACTATGCGCCAAGATACCCAAGGTTTATACAAGATAGTTTAACTGTAACCGCAAGTAACATTACAACAGGCACAGAGTTTTTATTTGACTACAAACGACAAATGCCAGACATTACCGTTTTAAATTTTCTTAGCGGTTTGTTTAAAATGTTTAATTTGACAGCCTTTGTGCAAGACGACGGAAAAATAAAAGTGCAACCGCTAAACGAATACTATAACGACACGCCAGCTTATAGAGACATAACAGAATACGTAGGCATTGAAAAAAGTAGCGTAGATGCAGCGTTGCCATATAGGCAAGTAAAATTTGAGTTTGGCGACACAAAAAGTTTTTTAGCAAATAAATACGGCGAAATAAATAATAAGGCATGGGGTTTGTTACAATACAATAACGAGCGTAACGACCTAACAGGCTCTTTATATAAAATAACCGCGCCTTTTGGGCATTTCTTATACGAGAGACTTACCGACAATGGCACTAGCCAACAAACTAATATACAATGGGGTTATAGCGTAGACAAAAGCCAAAACGCCTTACTACCGCAACCGCTTTTATTTTACCCAATAAACGTAGACGACAACCCTTCAATTTCATTTATTAACGAAGTCGATGCTGAAAACAACCCAGTAAGTAAATTAGAAACAAATGCTCGGTCAATGCCATTTAATCATTACGGCGAAACGCCAGCGCAAGGCGACGGCTTTCAATTAAATTTTTCTAGAGAAGTTAGCGAATGGACTGGCGACTTTAATTTTGGCGTTACTTTATTTTCCGCTTACGAAAAATATATTCAAAGCATTTTTGATCCAAGGCAACGTATTACAAAAGTAGAGGTTATGCTGCCTTTGGCGGTTTTACTTAGTATAAAAATGAATGACAGAATTATTATAGCTGGAAATAACTATATAATAAACAAACTGACTACAAACCTATCTACTGGTAAAAGTCAACTAGAATTAATAAACGACTTTAATATAGAAACTTACTCTGCATGATAAATTTAATACTAGAAATGCTAAGTCAAGCTAATGGCGAGACAGAAAACATACGCATAGCGCAAGGCAAAAACAAACTACCTAAAACCCTAAACGACGGATATAAACAACTTAAAACACAAAGCAAATGGCTGTTGAAAAAATAGGCGTAGAGTTTGAGGTAAAAAACAAAAACGCTATAAAGCAAATAAAGGAAACTAGCAAAGC